GTTCGTGGCGTAGATGTAGCAACACCTAGAGGCACATATAAATATAATCCTGACCGCAAAGGGGTTATTAATGTTGATAATCCAAATCATGCACGACAAATGAAATCAGAAGGCTTTTTTGAAGCATCTTTAATGGGACCTACTCTTAATGAAAATCTTGGTTATACTTGTATGGAATGTGGCTTTGGTAGTTGGTTTTCTAAATGTAGTCGGTGTGGAACAGATAACTCTAAAACACTTAGAGATGGGGAATAATGACCGTTGGCTTAACCACTAACACTTTCTATGAAAGTCCTTATATTACTATTGCTGAATTTAAAAATGCGCCTACATCTATTGACTATAACAATTTAGTTATTGGCGGAAATGGTAATGCGCAAGATGCCGAATTAGAAAATGTAATTTATCGTGCATCTTCATTTATGAACGAATATTTAAATGCTAACTTAAATGCAATTGAGTATGTAGAAACTCAACGCACTAGATTTACAAATGAAGGCTTTGTAGCATTACACCCAAATAACACACCTGTTATTGCTTTATCAGATTTTCAATACGGAACTAATCCAAATAATTTAGTTACATTAACGGATTGTTCTACATCTTGGTTTGAAGAACAACAAATTATCATTCCTTTAGCAAATGTAGCCACAAGTTATTCATCACAAGGACCTTTGGCATTTGGTGGATATGGAGTGCCACGCCAACAAATTTATTGCAAATATACTTATGTTGCTGGTTATGTAAATAATGGTATTGCAAGCGCAACCGTAGGTGCTACTTCTCTAACAGTTGCTAACGCAACAGGTATTTTAATTGGACAACGATTAAGAATTTATGATGGCGCAAGTAGCGAAAATGTAACAGTTGCCAGCACTTACACATATGGTTCTACAACCGTGCCATTAACCTCTGCGCTCGCTTATAGCCACACAATAGGTTCTTCTATAGGAAATATACCTAACACCATCAAACAGGCTTGTATCCTTATCACAACCGCTTTTTTGAAGGCTCGTGGTGATAGTTCTATGACTATGCAGATTACAACCGCCCCAGCAGGCACATCTGACGGCGCAAGTCGCTATGGAACAGATATAAAACTCGCCCTTGAAATGCTAGACAACTTCCGCAGGATACGCTAATGGCAGGTCGTGTCGGGGTTCGGCAAACTCTTTACACCTTTTTAGCAAACCCACCCATTACTGGTTTAAATGTAATTCACACATCTTTCCCAAAGCGTATTCAATTTCAAGAAAATGCTCAGCCCGGACAATTAAGCCGTGCACAAGCAGTTATATTTATTCAATCAGAAAATGAAACACGCTTGGCTATTGGTGGGGCTACTAACGGTTGGAAGCGCATAGATTACAATGTAATTGTTCAAATATTTCACCACTCTTTACAACGAAATGCGCAAGATGCTATGGCAGATTTTGATACACTTGTTGATGCTATTAAGACAAGATTGCGTTCTGACCACAACTTTGGTGATACCACAGGCACTTTGGTTTGGCAAGGCGCAGAGCCTATAATTAATGGCACATACGGAGAACCTTCAACTACTAATGACGGTGCGACAGAAACTTTTGCCGAACTGCAGTTTGATGTTACCGAGATGATACAAGCATAGGAGAACAAATGAAATATAAATATATAGGAACAGATGAGCGTGTGTTCCCTTCGCTTGGAGTTGTAGTCAATTCTGGCGATGAATTTGACGCCCCAGAAAACTTTAGTGCCGTTGATGTTGTCGCATCTAATAGTGCTAAATCATTAACCAAACCAACAACAACAGACATAAAGCAGGAGAGTGAATAATGCCAATACAAGCATCTAGTCGTTCCTATGTGGGTATCGCTAAAGAAGTCACAAAAGGAACAGCAGTAGCACCAACAGATTTTATCCCAGTAGCCAAAGACAGTTTAAAACCTGCCGATATTGTGGACCCACTTTACGATACAGGGTTGCGTGGCTCTAATGTAATGAACTATGCGTATATTCAAGGACGCACTCGTTCAACATTTGATTTTGGTGGCGCAGTATTTGCCGACACCATTGGTTATCCAATTGCTGGTCTTATGGGTTCAGTAGCAACTACTGGCGCATCAGCACCATACACACACACAATTTCATTAAAGAACTCATTAACATCTAGCACAGAAACTCAACCAATTTCTTATACTCTTACTGATTTTTATGCAGTAGCAGTTCGTCAATTTCCTGGTTGCCAATTCTCTGACTTCTCCTTGAAGTTTAATGCTGATGGTATGTTAGAGATGGATACCAAATCAACAGGTTGGGCAAGTGCCACAACAACTGACCCAACGCCTACATTTAGCACAGTTTTGCCAACACCAGTTTGGCGTGGAACTGTAACTATTGGTGGTAATACCATCACTACTGCTATGGAAGGTAATATTGATATGAAGCGTGCGGTTACTCCAATTTACGGAATTAGCAACACACAAAACCCATATCAGGTATTTCTTGGCGCATTAGAAGTAACAGGCACAATTAAGTTTGTTATGGACGCCGATACACAACTTACAAACTTCCTAAACAATACACAACCAGCCATTGTTCTTAACTGGGCATATGGAACTGGTGCAACTGCGGTTCAAATTCAAGCCACAATCAGTAAGGGCGCATACACAACCGCCGTTATTGACCGTGGTGATGATTTTGTAACTGTAACAATAGAACTTAATGGACAAGGTAATACTACCGATGCTGGTTCAACAGGCGGTTATGCTCCTATCAAGTGGGTTCTACAAAACGCAAAGGCTTCTGGAACTTACGCATAAGTTTCAGAACAAGAAGTGCTAGGGGGCGCAGGTCGTAGCAGTCGCCTTCCTCTGCTCCCAGCCCCCTAGCACCTTATAATGGAAGGCACAACCAAACCGATTGGAAGGAAATAAAGATGGCAAGCAAAACGATTAAATTACCTAGTGGTGCAGAAGTTGTATTACGGGACCCAAAAGAACTGCGTGTTAAAGACCGCAAAAAGATATTTCAAAATGCTGCTAAAGCCGAAGAAGGCATCATGCAAGCACTATCACTTACAGATGGATTAATTGCCGTTCTCATTGAGAGTTGGTCATTAGATTTAATTATTCCATCAGTTCGTATTAGTTCTATTGATGAACTTGAAATGGCTGATTATGATGCTTTAACAGAAGCAACTAAAGATGCACAAAAAGTATTATTCCCACAAACTGCTCAAACAGATGAAACGGAGAAAGATGCCGAAAGCCCTTTCGCAGACTCCAACGATTAAGGTGGCTACTTGAAGGTGGCGAACGGCACGAAGCGTTCACATATCCAGATGAAGAATGGTTTTATTATGTATGCGCAAGCGAATTTGGCTGGACACCTACGCAAGTAGATGAACAACCAGCAGGACTTGTAGATTGGGTAATTGCCATTTCTTCATTAATGAAAAAGGTTGAAAGTGATAACATCAAATCTGCGTCTAGTTAGAAACGCACTTGAAAAGGCTGGTAAAAGCCTTGACGATGGCGCACGCAACGCCCGTGATGAAATGATGACAACTTTAATTCAATTATCAAAAGAAGAAATACAAGGCAGACGACCTACTGGACAAAAGGCACAGGCTGGTTCTCCCCCAATGAACAGAACTGGCAATTTAAGGCGTTCTATCCGTGGAGAAAAATTTAGAACAGGTTTTGGCAAGTATGAAGCCATTGTGGGACCAACTATAATTTATGGTAGAGCGGTAGAATTAGGCGGTAATTGGTCACCACCATCTTGGAGTGGCACAACCGCAGTGAGAGGATTTCCATATATGGCACCAGCATTTAAAAAGTTTATGGTTATTGCTCCACGCATTGTTGCTAAACATCTTTCTGTGGGTGGTAAATAATGGCAGGCTTTCTTCCACCAGCAGTATTTGAAATTAAGGCTATTGCCGACCAAGCAATTGCTAAATTTAAAGATGTTAATAATGAACTTGAAAAAATGGAAGGTAAAACCGCTAAGGCTGGCGGTGGCGTTTCTGCATTAGATAAATCAAGCCGTATTGCTACTGGTGCTTTACTTGGTATGGGTGCGGCATTTGCTGGTTTTGCAGCATTAGGTATTAAAGAAGCGAATGAAAGCGAACAAGCACTTAATAAACTAGGTCAGACAATGTCTAATCTAGGCATTAACACAGAGGCAAATCGTTCACAAATTGAACAACTCACGGACAGTTATGAAAAATTAGGTTTTGGTAATGAAGAAGCGGCAAGTGGTTTTAATAAACTTCTCGTTGCTACTGGAAGCGTAACCGAAAGCCAAAATCTATTAGCACTATCAGCTGATTTTGCCCGTGTTAAAAATATGAGCCTTGAAGAAGCATCAGCAACTTTGGCAAGAGCGAGCGCAGGTAACGCTAAAGCATTTAAAGAAATGGGTATTACATTAGATAGCACTATACCTAAATCAGAAGCCGTTGCTAAAGCGATGGACGAATTGCAAGGTAAAATTGGTGGGCAAGCGGTTAATGCTACAAAAACTTTTAAAGTCCAATTATTAATTTTAAAAGAAGAAGTAGGCAGTATTGCTGAAAAAATAGGCGGAGCATTATTACCTATCTTAAAAAATATGGTTGAGTTTATTTCTAGTGCAATAGATTTCATTTCACGCAACGCAAAAGTATTTGCTATTTTAGGCGGTGCAGTTGTTCTTGTAACTGTTGCACTTGCTTCATATAACGCAACCGTTAAAGTGGTTACTGCGGTTACAAAAGCATGGAGCACTATTTCAGCAGTAGCAACTGCCGTTCAGGTTGGTTTAACTACTGGACAATGGAATTTAAATGCCGCTTTAAATGCTAACCCTATTGGTTTGGTAGTTGCTGGTGTAGTTCTATTAGTAGGCGCATTTGTAATTGCTTGGAACGCTAGTGAAACTTTCCGCAAAGCAATAGTTAAAATGTTACAAGTTGTGGTTAATGGCGTTGGTTATTTGGTTGGCGCTATTGGTTCATTACTTAGTGCGGCATCTAAAATTCCGGGCATTGGCGATAAGTTTAAAGGACCTGCCGAAGCGGTAAATAAAACTGCAAATGATATTCGCAAATTTGGTGATGGATTAGATAAATTAGCAGATAAAAAAGTATCTATTGGACTTAACTTCAAAGCACCTTCTATACCAAATATGCCTAATGCGGCTGGTGGTGCAACTATTAAGGGTGGCGGTATTAGTCCTGAAACTAAAAAGGCTAATGAAGGTTATATGAAAATTATTAGAGATTTCCAAGACAAAATTGCTACTGCTCGCACTAAATTTACCGAAAAAATGGCTGAAATTGATAAATCTTATCAAGAAGATGTGGCAAAGATTAACGCTGATGGACAAGAAAAGATTACAAAAGCCCAAACCACATTTAACGACACAATGGGCAAACTTAATAAACAAAAGGCTGACGATTTAGCAAAACTGTCTTTAGACAATACTAATAAAATTGCTGAAATAACTAAGGCAGGTAACGAGAAGTTATTATCAATAGTCAAATCTTCTATTGACCGTTTGCGTAATGCGTTTGCGCAAGGGACTTCATTTAGCGTTGGAGATATATTTAAAGGATTAATTGAGGCTGGCAAGGCTACTGTTACAGATTTATTAGCCAATATGAAGGCTCGTTTGGCTGGAATGAAATCACTTGCGCAAAAGGCTTCTGCGTTGGCTGGTGCTGGTTTTAGCCAAACTTTTATTGAACAAGTTGTTTCACAAGGTCCCGAAATAGGCGGACAACTAGCAGATAGTATTTTGAACGCTGGACCTGATGCGATTAAAGAATTGCAGACTATTTATGGCGATATGGAAAATACCACAAATACTGGTTTAAACGCCTTAGCAGAAACAATGAACGCAGGTGGCAAATTAGCCACATCTGAACT